GCTTGATCCACAGACAGGGAAATATTTCGCCATCCCAGACCCTGAAAGCCTATTGCAACTACTACAACTGGCGGGTTTTGAACCAGTAATACGGTCTCCAAATCGGGCAACAACGTATCGATTGCAATCTGGCCGTCTTGGTGGCTCTTTCGTGATTGGCCAATCCCAGGCATCATCTTTTCGCGTTGCGCTGCGAGCTGTGAAATCAGATTCTCTACGTCTTCTGCGGTCAATATGGTCTCTGGGGCGTCTACCTGTAAACGCAGCAACTTTTCGTCGCTTGAAATGGAAAGACTGACGTTCATTTCCTGCACTCCTTACGTTCCCACGGGCCGCATGGGTGCGGTTCCAACGACACCAACCCGGCTGCTTTTGAAAGACGAAAAGCAGATAACTTGGGCGGTGAATAGCTCACCTTGACCCGGCATTTGATGCCTTTTTCTCGGGCGTTGTCTGATTTGATGGGGCATCCCTTGCTTCTGGGCGAAGGTCTTTTAGTTCTGCGGCGACAACACTAGCAAGGTGTGGGCTATGCACTAGGGTTGTTAATAGAGATATGGCCTTCGCCTTGTCGGGGAAGTCTGCTAGATGGTCGGCAATGGCCTGAATAGCAATGTCCACCGTAACCTGCCTATAGGCGGTCCTGCGATCTGCAAACTCTGTGACTTTGGTTCCTCCTGGATTTTTAGTTTCTTCACCTTCTCCAGTCGCCAGCCAGTCAGGGTTGCACTGTAGCGCCCTAGCTAGACCGAGTATTTCCGTAGTCTTCTGAATCAGGCCAAGTTCAATCTTGGATATATCTGGCTGCTTTAACCCGGCCAACTCCGCAACCTGCGATTGGTTCAGCTTAAGTTCGCGCCTCCGCGCCTTAACCCGTTTTGCTAGAGATTCCATAAAAGCTATTTAATCTCACTTGCATATTCCTGTACGACTGCTAAAATAGTCGCAAAGGAATACAAAATGGAAGCCAAAGACTACGTTTTAGCGCTCAAGGAGCGCGGATTGACTCAGATGCAAATCGAGGAAATCACCGGAATACCCCAGCCCACGATTAGCAAGATTGAGCGGGGCGATGTGTCTGACGTCATGTCAAAGACCTATCGCGCTTTGCAGGCTGCATACGACACCTTGCAAGCCAAGGCCGCGTGATGGCCTCTTCTTTCATTTCCCGCATTCATGCGACCCCCTTTCTTTCAGTTGTTGAGTGCTTTTATTTTTGCGCCCCTTCAACTGGTAATTCAACAAGTAATCCGGTGAATTTTTTCTATTGAGGCCAGTTATGCACACACAAATGCAACTCCCAATGCTCACCGTCTACGAGGGTCCAAGGCTTCTACAGCCTCAGATTGTGCAGGCTTGCAAGACCTACAGGGACGCAGTTAAAGCGTGCTGGACAAACAGACTGCGCACACGTTTGACAAAGGCTCAGATCGCAGAGGAAACGGGCTGCTATCCATCGCACGTCACCGACTACCTGAGCGACAAAGAAACGTCTAGGAACCTTCCTGCTGAACGTATCGCTGCATTTGAAGTGTCTTGTGGAAACCGAGTCATCACGCAATGGCTGGCAGCACAAGCGCACGTAACTATTTTGGAATCTTTCATTCAAGCGAGAACCGCATGACCCCCAACGCATTCCACTGGCAAGGCCCATCCCAAACGCTCGACAAATATGGCCGCATCAAGACCGAGCGGCAGATGTTGTTAGACGCTCTCCGCGTCAACCGACACGAGCCACTTTGCACAAAGAACGACACCGTGAAGACACAACGCATTCAAAGGAGCGCGATATGACACAGCACCAAGCACTAGGAAAGTTGTTGACACGCAGAAAAGGCGTCACAGCGTGGGAAATCATCCAACTAGTCGGCACGGTATGCCCTCACAAGAGACTTTCTGATCTCAAGGCATCCGGCTGGACCATCACCAAGCAACCAGTAGCGGGACAAACGTATCACCGCTATTTCGGGACAGGCCCGAAAGCAAAAACAGCTACTCGCGTCAACGGGTAACTGTTTTCTATCACCACCAAGAAAGGGTTAGTAATGAGTGAGCGCATTTTAGAGGATTACGAAGCGTTTGTAAAAAACAAGCGCCGGGTAGAGGTTGCCACGGGGCATAAACCCGGCGACCTGAACGAGCATCTGTTTGACTTTCAGCATGCAATTGTCAGTTGGGCCGTGCGCCGTGGCCGTGCCGCGATCTTTGCAGATACTGGCTTAGGCAAGACCCTTATGCAGCTTTCATGGGCTGATGAAGTGGCGACCTATACGAACGGCATTGTGGTTGTTCTGGCTCCATTGGCAGTGTCTGAGCAGACGATAGAGCAGGGTGCAACCTTTGGCATCGAAGTCAAGCGCATTCCTCCCGGCGAATCTCCGAACCGACCGGGCATCTGGATTACCAACTATGAGCGCATAAACATCCTCAATTTCAGCGCTTTCCACGGCATCGTTTTGGACGAATCATCCATTCTGAAAAGCCACGACGGAAAGACCCGCACGGCAATCATTGAGGCATGCCAATCAATCCCTTACCGCCTAAGCTGCACAGCCACCCCAAGCCCAAACGACTTTGAAGAATTGGGCAACCAGTGCGAGTTTCTCGGGGTGATGACCCGCACTGAAATGCTGGCTACCTACTTCATCAATGATGCTGGCGACACTGGCACATGGATATTGAAGGGATGGGGGCAGTCTCGCTTTTGGGAGTGGATGGGAACATGGGCTGTAGTCCTGCGCAGTCCTGCCGACTTGGGGTTTGATGGTTCGCGCTACGACCTGCCTGCACTGACATATCACGAGCATGTAGTCCAGACAGAGGCATTGGGCGATGAACTGTTTTCCCGTCCAGCACAGACGATGCTAGAGCGCCGCAAGGCTCAGCGGGGCAGCATAGAGGCTAGATGCGCTGCATTGGCTGCTGTGGTCAACGCAGAGCCTAACGAGCCGTGGCTTATCTGGTGCCACCTGAATGACGAAGCCGAGCTAATCAAGTCGCTGATTGCTGGCGCTGTGAACGTCCAAGGCTCTGACAGCCCCGAAAGCAAGACTAAAAACCTGATTGGCTTCGCGCATGGCTCGGTTCGGGTTCTCTGCTCAAAACCAAAGATAGCCGGGTATGGAATGAACTGGCAGCACTGCGCCCGTGTTGCTTTCGTTGGCCTGGATGACTCATTCGAAAAGTTCTATCAAGCCGTTCGCCGCTGCTATCGCTTCGGTCAAAAGCGTGAGGTGCAAGTACACATTTTCACGGCTGAGAACGAAGGCCAGATTCTCCAAAACATCAAACGCAAAGAACTGCTCCACCACAAGATGAGCGCAAACATGATCGAACACATGAAAGACATTATGAACAAGGAACTGGCTGGACAAGAGAACATTGTGGACGAGTACAAAGAGGCCACACACAACGGCGATGGGTTTACGGTTCACATGGGCGATTGCGTGAAATGGACAAAGCGCATGCCTGATAACAGTGTGGACTATTCCGTTTTCTCTCCACCATTCGCAGACCTGTTCGTTTATTCCAACAGCGACCACGATATGGGCAACTGCGCGAACGATGCAGAGTTTGTCGCGCAGCTTCGATTCCTGATTGGCGAACTGTTCCGAATCGTTAAGCCAGGGCGCAATGTTTCATTCCATTGCATGAACCTGCCGACAACAAAGATGCGCCAAGGCTTCATTGGCCTGCGCGACTTCCGGGGCGACCTTATCCGTGCGTTTCAAGACGCAGGGTTTATCTACCACTCTGAGGTTTGCATCTGGAAAGACCCCGTAGTTGCAATGCAGCGCACAAAGGCATTGGGATTGCTGCACAAGACTATCCGCGAAAACTCCACCATGAGCCGCATGGGCTTGCCTGACTACGTTGTCACCATGCGCAAGCCTGGAGAAATTGAAGACCGAGTAACGCACGGCGATGACCTGCCAGTGATGATGTGGCAGAAGTATGCCAGCCCGATTTGGGACGATATCAACCAAGGCCGCACTCTCAACAAGATGCCAGCCCGTGATGACAAAGACCTAAAGCACATGTGCCCGTTGCAGCTTGACGTTATCGAGCGCTGCATACACCTGTGGACAAACCCAGGAGATACCGTCTTTAGCCCGTTTACTGGCATTGGGTCCGAGGGCTATTGCTCTGTAAAGATGGGCCGCAAGTTCATTGGGACAGAACTGAAACCAGCCTATTTTGAGCTTGCCTGTCAGAACATTGAAGACGCTAGGAAACACGAGCAGGACGGTCTATTCGCGCAAGAGTTGGAGGCCGCATAAATGGCCGCGTCTAACTACTCACAACACACGATGGGTCGGCTACGCAGGCCGGGAA